GCTTGAAAGTCATGATATAGTCATGACGGATCATGATACAGTCATGAGACATTACATTACATTACCAACATTACCAACATTACCAACAGAAAAGAAAGAAGAGCGTTTTTCCCTTTCGGAAGCATTGAACACAAACAAGGAAAAGATCGGCACCAGGATAGACAGGGCTATCGATACATGGAACCGCCTTCACCTGAAACCGCCATGCCGCAAGACCTCGCTGACCATACCGCAGGACAGGATGAGGGAGCTAATCGCCACCTTCACTGCGTATTCAGACTTCGAGATACAGGAAGCCATCGAGAACTATTCAGGAATCGGATGCTCACAATCCCATGACCTTTTCCCCGTGTACGGCGGGGCTGAGGGCTTCCTTGCATCCGGGGTCGAGAAGTACACTTCGGAGGCCGATCCCTGGAAGCGGTGCGAGCGTGAAAAGACCGCCGACGAAAGATGGGACGAACGGGCCAGGGAAATCCTTGAACAGGAGGCACAATGAGCGAGCCTGACAGCGTATTCGACCTGTTGAAGTACTATTCAGCCGGACAGCCGGATCCCATACTCATGCGGAAGGCCAACGCCATGCTGGGCAGATCGACGCCGGAAGTGAAGGCCGCCGCGATAGACTGGATCATCGAGCACATCCCCCGCCAGGACGGGAAATACCGGCATGACCTTTCGGTTACGGACATCAAGACCGCCCTGAAGGAAGTCGGCCAGCCTATCGACGACTACGTGCCGGCCGAGGAATGGACCTGCGATCTTTGCGGGCTGAAGTTCCAGTACGCGCAGGTCGTATCCTACGCCGACAAGCACGACAAGGGTATTTTCGACTACTGCCCACGATGCGGCTTCCAGCCATGCGACACCTTGCAGGCCAACCTGGAAGCCAAGTTGCAGGGAAAGAATATCCGGGCATGGTATGGACGCCGCATGGAAGAATTCAGGAAGTCGTGGGACATCCGGCAGAAATCGGGCAACGGGTGGATCTTCGACAAGAAAGAGGATGACGACTTCGAGGCCAAGAAGCGAAAGGACTTGGTGGAAAGCATGAAGCGCGAGGCATCGGAAGCGATAGCCAAACTCGCAATGGAGCGGAAAGCATGATAACCATGTTACATGAAAATTGCATGGATTTTATGGCAACCCTGCCTGACAAAGCCTTCGAGCTGGCGATTGTTGACCCGCCGTATGGGATAGGGGAGGCTGGCGGTGAGTTGCATTCAAACCGAGCTTTAAGTGGTGCCGGAAAGTTAAAAAATAGGGCGCTAAACACGGGTAACACAAAATGGGATTCCGCCCCTAGCGCAGAGTATTTTGCAGAGCTTCTCCGAGTATCCGAAAACCAAATAATATGGGGTGGCAACTACTTTCCCTTGCCGCCTTCCCGTTGCGTAATAGCGTGGGATAAAGTACAGCCATGGGAAAACTTTTCGCAATGGGAAATGGCGTGGACTTCTTTTGATTTCCCGGCGGCATTGTTTAGATTCGACAACCGAACAGGAGGCAAGATTCATCCAACAGCCAAGCCCGTAGCCCTCTACAAATGGCTACTGTCCCGCTATGCCAAGCCCGGTAACCGCATCCTAGACACCCATGGCGGCTCCGGTTCAATCTGTATCGCCTGCCACGACCTAGGCTTTGACCTGACATGGATGGAGCTGGACGCCGATTACTACGAGGCCGCCGTAAAGCGCTACAAGACCCACGCGGCGCAAGGGCAGATGTTCATCCATGACAATCCGAAACCCGTGGGAAAGGAGCTGGAACTATGAGAAACTGCAACAACTGCGGTGAGTCGTACCGAAAGACCTGCCCGACACCCTGCAACCGGGTCATGTGGGAACACGACGGAACTATCTGCGAATTCTTCCAGGCCCTCACCCTGGACGAGATCGCCGCGATAAACCAGGAGCGGTGGGAAGCCGCGACGGAGGCCGAACTGATGACCGCCAAGCAGAAGCACGACTACAACAACAGGATCAAGGGGCTGACATCATGAGCAAAACCCTCCACGGTGATAAAAACAGGGGGTCTGGTCAACGCGACACCATAAAGACGGGTCCAACTACCACCCGGCCCCAAAAGACGCGCCAAAACAAACATACGGAGGTATTAGCATGACACACCACGAGACCCTGGCATGGTTCCGCGACAACCCCGGCCCGGACAACGTGGCTATCTCAGCCCCACGGCGCACAGCCTGCGGGCTACCGGCGAACGTGGGGGCGGGAAGGCCGGACCAGGGAAGCAAGAAGAGGGGGAAGAAGTGAGGATTGACGAAATACTTGAAGTTGAACAACACGGCGTCACCTATGACACGCCTTCGATGCACGGGACGTTCAGTCAGCTCGCCGCCGAGGTCAGGCGGTTGAGGGAGCGCGAGCGGGTGCTGGTGGAAGCGCTTGGATATGTGGTGTGTTGCGACGTGAATCCAAAGACGTCGAGTATATCGCCTATATCGAGACTCAGGCTTGCGACAAATCGCGCACGTGCCGTCCTTGAAGCGGTAAAGGAGTAGGGGATGCTTGACGAAAAAGAGTTGCTGTTGCAAAGGGCTGAATTACTGTCAGAAATGGCTCAGGATGCAGAACGTATATCAAAAAGGTTATTTCGTGAAGCAAATAACATATTTAACGAGTACAGGACTAAATACCCTAAAGCCCTTGAAGCGGTGAAGGAGTAGGGGATGGAGATAGTTTACCTTGATCCGAAAAGAGGACGCGATTACCTACCCATGCTCTATGAGATTGGACGCAGGCACAGGGCATATAAAGCCCTGATCTGGGAAATGTGCGCCGTGTTCGACAAGGCGGCGCTGACGGGGATGCTTGCAAGTGAAGCTGGTGGCTATTCGATTTACAACAGGGACTGCATAGGCACGACGGCCTATGACATCGCCGCCAACATGATGTTCGAGCGGGCAAGGCGACGGGAGGCGGGCAGATGAAAAGGAAAACAATTGTTGATCTTATCAAGGATTTGCTTCATGTCTACTCGAATTGGAGACTATACAATAGACTTGTAGAAACATATTTTAAGTCGGTTGGGAAAAGGCGACGGGAGGCAGGGAAGTGAAGGAGGCTATTGAGGCACTCAAGCATATCGAACCCCGCATGATCCTCATACCCTTGATGCTGGCGCTGGTGGCGCTGGCGATCATAAACTGCTTCAGGAGGTAGCGGTGATTGAAAAGAAACCATTCACTATGGAGATACTGGGAAAGCCGTACAAGATTGATTTTTCTGGTGAATTCGATCTACAGAACAATCTGGGAGCCGCGAACAGATCGCTCCAGGTAATCAGGCTTCTGAACACGCTGGCCGACGAGCAGGTCGAGGATACACTGCTTCACGAGGTGCTTCACATCATCGACAAGGAGCTTGTCATCGGGCTGGAAGAAGCCGAAGTTGCACGCCTTGCCGTCGGCCTTCACAGTGCGGGGTACAGGTACGATGGAGGACACTATGACCAACGGTAACAGGACAAACACACTGCTCGCGGTGTATCTTGTGGCTATGTGCGTGCTGCTGGTGGCGTTTGGCTACATCCTGGAGATGATCCAGGGGATACGGTGAGGACAGACGACCTCATCGCCGAGATACAGGCACGGGCATGGATAACCAACGACATGGGCCTGGCCAAGGCTGCCCTGGCCCTTGCCGAGGAATACATCATCATGCGCGACATGGCCCTCCGGATGGAGAGCACCATACACCGCATGGTCAAGGAGGCCGAAAAGGCCGGGGAGGCGAAAATTGGCGGCATACAACAACCCTGACGACGCGGCTAGAGCGAGCAAGAGGCACATGGCTTTCTGTGACCCATTCTTCGTGCATCTCCCCAGGGGAAGGATACAGGTGGAGATCGTGAAACCGTTGTACGGTGATCCATACGCGGTGTACCATACGGCCCAGGGCATCAAGGTCCACGACTGGAAGCCATCAAGCTCGGATGTTGACCGCATAAATATATGGAGACCATGGGTTTGAGAACCCGGAGCATAGACACCCACGAAAAGAAGGCCGAGATAATCAAGGCCCTGGTCAGCGGAAGGGAGTCATACCAGAATATATCGGAACGATATGGGATTTCAAAGACGGCAATATGCACATACCTGAAGGACAGGCTGTACCCACAGGTAGCCTCTGCCAGGATCGCAGAGGACAAAAAGGCCGGCAAGACCATGCTCGAGAGGATCGAGAGGGAGATGGTCTACAGCCAGAAGATGTACGAATCGTGCAACGACTGGCTCCAGGACCCCACCAACCCAGACCGATACGAGCTCGGGCCCAGGGGATACGAGATCAACGTCGTCTACAGGGACGAGAATGGACACCAGCAGAAGGCCACCCTCCAGACCCTGCTTGACCGTATCTCCGGAAGCCAGGAGTTCAGGACATTCGACCTGTTCGCCAAGGTCGCTGACCCAAGACGGCTTATCCTGGAATCTGCCAACACGCTCAACAGGCAACTCGAGATGCTCGCCAAGGTCGAGGGCCTCATCAAGGAGAACACCACAGCCGCCCAGGACCCACAGACGATATACATGACCATGATCCAGATAGTCGAGAATGCCACGAAGAAGGCTCCGGAGGTACGAGATAGCATCATCAAGGCCCTTGAGGCTGCCGGTAATACCTAGCAACGCATTCACCCATGCCGTCTACGGGCTGTCGCGTGACAGGTATATCCGCAGCCTTGGGTTCAAACCGTTCGAGTGGCAGACAGACATACTCGAATCCCAGGCCCGCAGGAAGATCGTCAACGGGGCTAGGCAGTCGGGGAAGTCAACGATCATAGCCAGCACCCCCAGCCATCGGGCACGGTACTGGCCCAAAAGCCTGTCAATTGTACTGGCAGCCACAGAGCGGCAGGCGGTTGAGGACATCGAGAAGATCAAGGACTTCATTTCCCGCGACCCCACATACCCTGAGATCATGCGCGACTCGGACAGCCTCATCGAGCTTTCAAACGGTTCACGCATCCTTGTCGTTCCGGCCACCGAGAAGGCAGCACGTGGATACTCCAACCCCGACATCATCATCCTGGACGAGGCCAGCCGCATCGAGGACGCCGTGTACAAGTCGGGGGTGAGGCCGATGCTCACCGACAACGAGAAATGCGAGCTTATCGCCATATCGACACCCAACGGACGCATGGGCTTCTTCGCCAACGCCTGGGCATCGGACAGGTGGGAGCGGTACGAGGTGCGCTCCCCGTGGGAGATCGGCGAGGACAAGTGGACACTTGTCGAGACCATGCCCGAGCGGAGATACCGCGAGACCATGGCAAAAAGAGGCATAAAGGGCTATTATTCACCCAGGCACCATGTTTTCAGCGAACAGCAGGAGAACCTTATCGAGATGGGCGCGGATATGTACCGCCAGGAGTACCTTTGTGAATTCGTGGAACCCGACGAGCAGACCTTCACCTACGACGAGGTGGACGCAATAATGCACCCCGGCGAGGCCATCGAGTGCATGGACTTCGGGCTTGTCATGACTGATGACAGGGCGATGGTGATCTGATGCACGAGTACTGCGTATCCGTTGACATAGCCAAGAAGCGGGACTACACCGCGATAATGGTGTTCAGGGACAGGCCCAACCTGGTCGAGGGCATCGAGTCGCTGGGGCAGGGGCACAGGTTCATCCACACCTACGACATCATGCACATCGACAAGTTCCAGGGCGTGTCCTACCCGGAGATAGCCGATATAGTTTCCAACATGATGGAGCACCACGACCTCAAGGCCAACGCCGACCTGCTGGTTGACGGCTCGGGAGTGGGGGCTGCTGTTGTGGATCTCATGAGGGATATGTTCCTCACCCCCATACCCATCATCTTCACCGGACCCGGCAAGGCCAGGGAAGTGTACGCCGACATGGGGAACATCTTCAGCGTATCGGACAGGCTGAAGGGCGCTAGGATACTGAACGAGATCCACGTGCCCAAGGTGGACATGGTTGCCGCCGCCCGTATACTTACCCAGCAGAGGCGATTCAGGATGACGCAGGGCCTCAAGTGGGCGGACGAGTTCGAGCGACAGATGCTCAAGTTCAGGGGCAAGGTGAACGAGAAGACGGGCCACGTGAGGCACGAGGCCGAGACGGAGGACACCCACGACGACCTTGTGGTATGCTTGCTCATGGCAGCATGGTGGTTCAACCGCGACCGCAGGGACACCGAGATTGTAGCGGCGAGGACGGGCGACTCCGTACCCGAATGGAACCCGATGGACTTTGCTTAGGAGGCTGGAAGTATGGATATAGCGCGTGAATCGATGGACAAGCTGGTCAGGGTCAAGGGCCAGCTCAAGAGCGACCGGGCGAGGTACGACAGCCGATGGCAGGAGATTGCCAGGTACATCAACCCCGCATACGGGAACTGGGACGACTCGCACCCAGGAGGCACGGGGACCGACCCCTTCGACTACAAGGACATCTTCGACAACACCGCCCTGAAAGCCTCATCCCTGCTGGCTGATGGAATCCAGGGCTACGCTTTCAGCCGTGACGGATCATGGTTTCGCCTGTCCCTGGAGGACGAGAAGCTGATGAAGGTAGGCGAGTACGCCGAATGGCTCCAGTCGGTTGAAAGGTCGTTCTACAAGCAGTTTTCAAGATCGAACATCTACGACGAGGGACGGGCTTTCGTGAAATGCGGGGCCGACTTCGGGACAGCTGTCATGTTCAGGACCGAGGACACCATCCGGGGGATGCCGAGCTACAAGACCCTGCACCTGAAGGACTGCCTCATCAAGGAAAACAGGTTCGGCGAGGTGGACACCCTGTTCAGGGACTTGTGGCTCACCCCCGACGACGCCATGAGTTATTTCGGGAGCGATGCCCTGCCCAAATCCATAGTGGACGCGGCGGACGGCAACCCGACCAAGCAGTTCAAGTTCACCCAGTACGTGGGACCGAGGGGCCAGTACTCCCTGGAAGTGGCCGGCACACAGCCCTTCGTGTCGGTCTACTACGCCGACATCGAGCAGTCCAAGCCTGTATCCGTAGGCGAGTACCGATCCAAGCCCTTCTTTGTCTGGCGCTGGTCGAGGAACATGAACGGCGAGGTCTGGGGCTCCGACTGCCCGGGCATGGTGGAGCTTCCCAACGTGAAGCAGGCGAATTCCATGCGGAAGAACTTCAACCGCCTGGTGCAGTTGACATCCCAGCCCCCGCTCAAGGCGACCGAGGGATTGAGGGGAAGAATCAACATGACCCCGAACGGAGTCACCTATGTCAGGCCGGGCGAGGACTTCGCGCCCACCCAGATCATCGGGAACCTCCAGGGAGTGGCCGAGGACATGGCTCTCCTGAGGCAGTCAACGAACGAGACCTACCACACGGACTTCTTCCTCATCCTCACCCAGAACATCGAGCGCACGAAGACAGCCACCGAGGTTGCCGGCCTCCAGGGTGAGAAGGCCGCGCTGCTCTCGGCGTTCTTCGGACGGCTGGCGGCGGAGTTCCTGGAACCCCTGCTGGAAGACCTGTTCGCCCTTGAGCTGGCCTCCGGAAGGCTTGTGCAGCCACCCGCCACCCTTGCCGACGCGGACCTGAAGATCGACCTGGTATCCCCGTTGGCAAGCCTCCAGAAACGGGTGCACGAGCTGTCCGCCACCGACGAGGCCATCGCAAGGATAGTACAGGTCGCACAGATAGACCCGACCGTGATCGACACGGTGGACTTCGACCAGTACGTAAGGACCGTGGCCGAGAGCTACAACATGAAGCAGACCATCCTCAGGGACGAGCTGGACGTGGAACGGATACGCAAGGCGCGGCTCCAGCAGCAGATGGAGATGCAGCAGCAGCAGATGGGCATGCAGGAGGCTTCAGTGAAGGCTGACGTTGCCCTCAAGGGGGCAAAGGCCATGGAAGCGGCGCAGGGAGTCCAGGGAGTACAGGGAGCATGACCAGAAACGAGCGGTATCTGATGGGCAGGGAGCGCAGGGCGATATTCCGCAGGGTGTTCGTCGAGAGCCAGGACGGCAGGACCGTGCTAGCCCTCATACTGAACCGCTGCGGGTACTTCTCCCTTGACCCATCCATCGTGAGCCCGGAGCTTATATCCCTGTCAAACTACATCCTTGCAGAGATGGGGAGCATAAACACGGCCAACATCTACGGACTGGCCGACGCGATAGCAAAGGCGTCCAACGACGCCGATCTTGACGAGTATCTGTCCGCAGGGGACAGGGACGAGGAGGTTGAGTGAAATGAGCGATACAGAACAGGCCGCACCCGCTACCGAAGCGACACCGCAAAGCGCACCAGCGCAGGCCGCACCACAGGCACAGGCCACTCCACAGGCTTCAGAGCCACCCAAATGGCTATCCCAGGTATCGCCCGAGCGGAGGGAGAACAAGGAACTGCACGGGTACGCCACCCTGAACGACCTGGCAGACGACGCCCTTGCCATGAAGCGCGACAAGGGACGCTCCCTGCTGATCCCCGACGAGAAAGCCACCCCGCAGGACATCCGGGCCTTCTACGACCGCCTTGGAGTACCCAAGGACGCACAGGGCTACGGGCTGAAGCACGACGGTGTACCCGAGGGTGAGAAGCTCTCATCCGCTTTCGCCGAGCAGGCCATCAAGGCAGGGCTCACCAAGGGGCAGGCCACCAAGCAGTGGGAATTCCTGTCCGGACTGGTTAAGACCGGGCAGGGCGAGCAGCAGAGGCAGGCCACCGAGACCCGCGAGACATTCGACGCACGGCTTGACCAGGCGCTCAGGGCCACCATCCCCGAGGACTCGAAGCGAGAGGACGCAAAGAAGGAGACGGTGAACATGCTCAAGCGCCACCTGGCCCGCATGGACAAGGCGGTGGGGAAGGCTTATGTGGATAAGGGATTGATCTACGACACCGATTTCGTGCTTGCCATCGCAGCTGACGAGAGGAAGCGGGGGGACGCACCCTTCGTGGACGGATCGGTGAGCCCGAAGAGCGACAGACCGGTTGGGAGCTACCACCCCGACTTCATCAACGCATACAAGCGATAGGAGGGCATTATGCTTCTTGACGACGTGATTGCCATGACCAAAGAGGAGAAACCGGTTGACACAGCCGCGCTTCCCGAGGACAAGCCGCGCAGGATGAACGATTACCACCCTGAATTCCTTAAAATCCACGGTAAACTTGACAAGCAAACAGGTGTGAAGTAGTATCCAGAAAGAACCGCGTTGCGGTTCCAGTATCTGCTGGAATCGGACGCGCCCTAAATGGACCAATAAAGGCATCGGGCAGGCTAAACCGTGCAGGGAGTAACCATCGCCCCCGTAATTGGGGACAGGAAGGCGCACACAGACCGACCAGCGCAAACTCCACATGACGAGGTTTTACCATGGCTTCAACGCTACTGACGGCATACAGCCCGATGAACCTTGCCGAGGTGCAGAAGCGCGCAGGATTCGATGATGCTTCGGCAGTCATCGGCGAGCTCTCCCGGCGAAACGACTTCCTCCAGGACTGTCCCTGGTATCCCGCTTCCCACGGGGCCTACCACAAGCACCTCCAGGCCACCCGGCTCGGTGACGGCGCTTTCGGCAAGGCCAACGCCCCTGTAACCGTGATTTCCTCCCAGGCGGAAGAGATGACCGAACCCGTGAAGCTCTACGAAGGCGACAGCCCGGTAGACGAAAGGCTTCTCGCGTCATCCACCAACGCCATGAAGGTCCGCGACTCCGAGGACGCCCTCAACCTTGAGGGACTCATCCAGGGATGGATCAACAAGCTGCTCTACAACAACGAGGCTGACGCCCCCGACGGCTTCAAGTCCCTCTCCCGGCGCAGGCCCAAGCTGGACACCTACTGCAAAGGCGGCGGTGGAACCGGAGCGGACCTGACCTCCATGTACCTCATCGAGTACGGACCCGCCGGATTCTATCTCGCGTATCCCGAAGGATCGGGAACCCCCGGCATCAAGAACGAGGACAGGGGACGTGTCTACGTCGCCGCCCCCACCGGGACCGGCAACTACTGGGCATGGGTCAGGCACTACGAGATATGGTCGGCCCTGGTTCTCCGCGACGAGCGTGCGCTCCTGCGCTACGCCAACATCGAGAGCGCCGGAAGCTCCAACATCTTCACACCAGCCACGTTCATCACGCTCAAGAACAAGCTGCCCTCCATGGGAACCAACGCGGTGGCCTACGCCAACCGCACCCTGAAGGCGCAGATCGAGGCGGACGCGTACAACAAGTCAAACGCGGCCTACTCAGTGAGCGACATCGAGGGGTTCGGCCCCATCACCCGTGTTTCCGGCGTACCGATCCGCGTCCTTGAGGGATTGCTGGACACCGAGACCGCCCTGACGGCGTAGAAAAAGGAGGATTCATGAGAGACGCAAAGCTTCAGTTCGCGGACATAACCTGCGCCACCAAGACCACGCAGGTCTATTCCGGTACCGCGCTGGATTTCGGGGCCCTCCAGACCGGATACACCAAGTCATCCAAGCACCGCACCGGCGTCACCGAGGGCATGCAGGTCGTGTTCTCCATCGATGCCGACGCCAACGCCGCCGATACATTCAAGTGTATCGTGCAGGACAGCGCCGACGACACCACCTACACCGACCTGGTGGGTGGGCCCACCTTGGCGACAGTCAAGGAAGGGATTATAGCGGTGTTCAATCTGCCGCCCGAGCACAAGCGATACCTGCGGACATCGGTCTACCCCGATTCCTCGGGCACGCTGACCTCCACCGTCGTGAATTCCTGGATGGAACCCGGGATAATGGGCTAGACCTTGGGCCGGGAGGGGTAAAACCTTCCCGGCCTCCTTCCTGAAGGACAGATCAGAATGCGCTATATGTGCGAGGCTACCATGCACGATTCCACCGAGGGCCGCTTCTATCGGATCGGTGATGTCTACGAGCTTACCCTTGAGACCTTCCAGAGGCTCGGGGCCAAGCGTTTCAGGCTTCTTGAGAACCCCAAATCCGTACCCGAGCCCGTCAGGGCTGAGCCTGAAAAGGCCGCAAAACCCGAGATGATTGTGCCGGCAAGAGGGGCAAAGGCTAAATGAGCGTTGACTATGCCTCATCCTGGACGGTGATCGCCAACCGGGCGCTGTCACGGCTCGGGCAAAGCTCGATAACCTCGCTCGACGACGGCAGCGGGACGGCGAAGTACTGCTCCCAGTTCATCCCCGAGGCGGTATTGTCCGTTCTCGGTCAGTACGACTGGAAGGCCCACCGGAAAAGGGTCGTCCTGGCCCCGTTGGCCGAGGCCCCGGCATTCGGATACGACTACGCATTCCAGCTTCCCCCCGATTTCGTGCGGGTAGTGTCGGTGGAGTGCGACGAGGGCTACTCACTCGAGGGCCAGACGATACTGACCGACTCCGACGAGGTGAACCTGGTCTACATCGCCACCATAAGCGACCCGGTGAAGATTCCCGGCCACATACAACACTTGATCATCACCTACCTTGCCTTTCTTCTCAGCACCCCGCTGACCTCCAACGAGGCAATAGCCGGGCGCATCTCACAGGAATTCATGATGGCGCTCGAACGGGCAAAGACCGACGACGAGCGGGCCAGCCAGACCGACGACAACGCCACCTGGTACGACGAGGAACGCGGATGACTGTAACCACCCTCCAGAACAACTTCACCTCGGGCGAGATTTCCCCCATGATGGAGGGTGCGATAGGAACCCAGCGCTACCAGACGGGGCTTTCCACATGCGAGAACTTCCTGCCTCTCAGGCAGGGAGGGATCAGGCGCAGGCCGGGGACGCATTACGTGGGGGAGCCGAAGAACGTAGGAAAGCCCAGGCTCATCGACTTCCAGGCCCCGGACGGCAGCTACTATATCGCCGAGTTCACCCAGGTGACCACATCGAAGATCATACGGTTCTGGAAGGCCGACTTCACCCTCCTGATGGACGGGCTGAACCCGCTGGAGCTGACCAGCCCCTATTCAGAGACCGACTTCCCGCTCATCAAGTACGCCACCGTGAAGGGAATCATCTACCTGGTGCATCCATCATACGCACCACGGACCCTCACGTTCAACGCAGGGACGGGGCTTTTCACCATCGCCACCCCCACATTCACCGGGGACAGGACTTTCGCCTCCACAAACAACTACCCTTCGATCATAACCTTCAAGGGTGGGCGGCTGTACCTTGGAGGCACGAACGCCGAACCAAACGCCATATTCGCCAGCATGACTCCTGTTGCTGCCACAGGGGCAGACAGGTTCACCACCTTCACCTTCGGGGCCGACGCCGACGATGCCATATACCTCCAGGAATCAGACATGTACGGCACCCACTTGCACTGGCTTGTCACCCAGAAACGTGTCGTGGCAGGGACCGACCGTTCGATATGGATGGACTCTGGCGCTGCCGCTACCCCCTCCACGTTCGACATGAGCATCGTGTCCTTCACGGGATCGAGCAATGTCCAGGCTAAAATCAGTGAGAACATAATCGTCTACTCGGGGAGGAGCGAACATTCGCTGCACGCGATGATCTTCTCCGAGGAGTCGGGCGGATACGTGGACATTGATCTTACCCGTGACGCGGACCACATCCTTGCCGGCGGGATAGACGACTTCTCGGTGATGTCCTTCCCCGAACCCATAGTCTGGGTAGTGAGGTCCGACGGGGTTCTGTGTTCCTGCACCATAGACCAGAAGAACGGCATAGTCGCATGGGCACGGCATCCGATGGGCGAGGGGGCCGTGGTCGAGTCCCTCACCACCGGAGTCTGCACCGCTGCCGATGATGTATGGCTATGCGTGAAGCGGGGGGCCAAACGTACCATCGAGTGCCTCAGGTTCTGCGACCTGTACACGGGGGCAATCGAGGACGCCTTCTTCGTGGACTGCGCCATCCAGGTCGTGAATTCCCCGGCTGACGAGACAGTTTCCACGCTCTACCACCTCATAGGGTACGAGGTTGACGCCCTGGGGGACGGGGCTGTGCTCCCCCGCAAGACGGTTCCAGCCGGTGCGGAGATCACCTACGACAGGGAGGTGGCAAAGTGCGTGATCGGGATACCGTACACCTCGACAATGGCAACCATGCGGCCCGAGCTTCCATCAAACGGCACGAGCCAGGGCAAGCTCAGGAGACTGGAGAAGATCATCATCCGCTTCTACATGAGCCTTGGGGGCAAGGTGGGCGGTAGTCTGACAGAGCTTTCCGAGATACTCGACTCCACATGGGGCCTCTCTGTGTACGGATCTGCCAAGCCCCCGGTTTCAGGTGACAAGACCCTCGATCTTGCAGGGGGCAACACGACAGACGGCAGGGTGTACCTGGTGCAGGACTCCCCCGTTCCATTCAACGTCCTGGCCGTGATGACGCGGTATTCGGTCATGGAGGTATAGAATGGACCCCTGGAGCATTGCCGCGATAGGCGGTTTCATAGCGAGCGGACTGAACACCCTTTTCAACTACGACTCCGGGACGAAGGCCATCAAGCTAGCCAAGGAAGGCCAGAAGATAGACCGGGCCCAGCTTGCCATAGATGTCAATGAATTCCTTATCGGGATGCAGCAGGCCGAGCTTGACCTGGGCGGGACGCTTGACTCAGCGAAGGGAAGCCTGCTGGACCTCAAGGAGCGCCAGGGCTCACTCAAGATAACCGCCCTCGACTACTCAAGCAAGATAGCCAGCTACGACGAGTTCCTTGCTAGATACCCGGCATACTCAGAGCTTATGGTGTCCGAGATGGATGCCCAGGGCAAGGCTGAATTCCGCTCGCTGCGCGAGAATTTCGGGGTGTCGAACGTGGCAGCCGCTGAACGTGGCCAGTCCGGAGGCTCTGCCCAGGCCATGTCCTCCCGTGCCATGCAGGACCTTGCCGACTACGCGGGGGACGACCTTTCACTTGGAGAGATGACTACCGGGAACGTGGGCATGTTCCAGATGAAAAAGAGCGAGCTTGTCCTTGACCTTGACGCACAGTACCGCGAGGCCGAAACCCAGAGGGGCATATTCTCCACCGGGCTTGACCAGATCAACACCTCAATCGGCGACTTCGACACCGCGATAACAGACTCCGAGGGACACATAACCGACATCGAGAACGCGATAGCAGGATGGGACGCCAACTACGACGCGATTGAGGCATACTTCGCCGACCTGCTGAAGGAGCCGGAGACACCTCCACCTGTGATTGCACCCGTGACAGATACGCCCGTAATCTCAGGGACTACGGATACAGGATCATCAGGGACCACATCGACACCTGCTGTCGAGGATATACCAGTATCTCCGACACCTGCAGACACATCCATATCAGCTCCGGGGGCCACTGACGGGCTATCCGACCCTGCCAAGGAAATGTTCGGAGTGGAGAATGGAATCGAGCTTCCAAATATCTACATACCAGATATAACCGCCCCCGTGATAACCGACATACCAACCTACGGAGAGGACAATCTTGCCGCAACTCCCAACCTGACCGAACTGGGAAACGAGGCGGTCCTGCCATCAGACCCATCCGCCAGCGACAGCGCACGGGCCGCAGGTACAGCCACCAACGCTAAGAAGAAGAAGGAAAGCACCAGCACCACTTCTGCGAGTGACAAGGCACGGGCCGCAGGTACAGCCACCAACGCTAAGAAGAAGAAGAAGAAGAAAAGCACCAGCACCACTTCTGCGAGTGACAAGGCACGTGCGTATGGAACGAAAGCCAAGGCGGACGCCGCAGATAAAGCCAAGGCCATAGCTAACAAGGCAGGCATATATTGAAAGTCCCCGAGCTGTCATACGCGCCACTCCAGGAAGCGAATTCCGCCACCTACGCCGGGAAGAAAAGCTCCCTAGTAGCATCATCCCTCGGACGTATCGACGAGGGCATAGCCCTGAATTCCACGCGGATGGGTCTGGGGGCCTCCAGCCTTAAACTGGCAGAGCGCAGGCTTGACCTGAACGACAAGGCCATAAGGAACCGCCAGACCGATTCAGTCGCGCGTCTTGCCCTCAACCTCGGAGACCTTGCCCTTAAGGCCATCCCAGAGATAGCCAACATCGTGAAGCAGAGCCAGCTTGAGACGGCCAAGTCGGGGTTGCTGGACATCCAGGCCAAGTACAACGTGCTCCAGGAAACCAGCATCCTGAACGGCAAATCCTCCTTCGTGCAGGGTGCGGACGGGCAGCTTGAGTTCCAGGAGGACCTCGCCCTTGAGCAGTGGAGGAGCCAGAGACTCGCCGAGATAGACGGGACAAACGCTTTCAAGGACGTGAAGGCGTGGACCACTGCCCAGGCCAAGGGCATGTTCATGGCCGGGCAGGACAGAGCCCTGACCGTTGCAGTGAACAACGCCCGCACCGTAGCAAACGAGAGCTTCCAGACCAATATGGACTCGGCACGCACCGCCGACCTTGCGGGTGAAGGGTACGACACCGGACTGAGCCTCATAGAGTCCAACACCATGATTGGACCTGCCCAGAAAGAGTACATGAAAAAGGCGTACACGAAGGAGCTTGACTACCAGCGGGCATCATCCGCGATAACAGGCGTGGCAGAGAGCGACGGGGCCGAGCTTGCCCGCACCCTCATGAACGGAAAGTACAAGGGACAGCTGAGTCCCGAGCAGATCGACACCCTGGAAAACGAGATCATCAAGGCAGACAGGTCCGGTGACGTGGTCGTGTCGGAATCGGCATACTCGGCCATGTACAACGGCATGAAGGAAGGAAAGAGCCCCGACCAGCTCAAGGCTGATATAGCAAAGACTCTTTCCACCCAGCCTGACAACCGGAAAGCCCTTGCGTATGAATCTATCATCAAGGCGCAGACCCTCCGGGCCAGCGAGATCGGAGAGTCCAACTGGAAGAAGGACCGCGAGAACGCCACCATTATGGGCATGAGAGCAGCACGCGACCGGGTAGCCAGCGATCCATCGTACAGGGGCGTTGAGGACGTCCAGAACATCTTCCTGAACCGCTACGACTCCGACATAGCCGCGATGGAGAGGGCAGAGGCTTCTTCCCTGAAGAGCGCCGATGCCGTAAACGGAGAGCGGATCAACGCCGAAGCCACCTATACCATGTTCAAGAACGGGACCATATCCGGCACCGAGGCCATCACGCGGATGATGTCCTACAGCCAGACAGCGGATGATGTGACCATGGGAACGATCAACGGGCTGATGGACAAGGTGAGGACCAACATCGTGCCCGAGAAGCACCAGAAGGCAGC